ACACTTCTATACCATTGTTCATAAAGTATTCTATTTCTTTCACACTACTCTTAAAAGCATCAGTATCTAACGACAAATACAGCTTTTGTACTTTCTCAGTTAGTATTTTATTTCTTAAGGTACTTAATATAATTTTACCAAACAACGGTATTGCATTCCTTTTAGTTGCTATTGCATCAAAGGCACCTTCAACAATTATTATAGGTTCCTTCCAGTTGATTTGATTATGAAATCCAATGATATCTTTGGTTACTGGTGGGTTCTTATGTTTGATTGTAGCGTTGTCATAAAAGCTTCTACCTACATAGTAGTTGATCATATTGTGATCATTATAGCTTGGAATAATCAACATACCAGCATAAGGTCCTTGTTCACAGTAACCTACCTCATATCTTAGTATGTCCATAGGAGTTAGTCCTCTAACTTGCATTGCATAGTGCAAAGCATTTTTATAATCAGGTGTGCTTTGTGGTATGTATAATGGCTTATAGTGTTCTGGTAGTCCAACTAACTCTCTACTAAAGTTATTTTTGTTGCTAAAGTTATTGTCTCCATAAATCTCTTTAATCTTCTGATAACTTTGGTTTGGAGCATTACTTTTTCTAAGTAGTGATGTTATTGTTTGTCCTTTACTGTCACATGTCCAACAATGCCACTTTTGTGTGTTTATGTTGACTTGTAGTTTTCTTTTGTGATGGTTACAGAATGGACAGTAATAGCTTATTTCCCCACTTTTCTTGTGTTGCATGCTAGAACCTAGATGCTCGTCAATAATATGTTTTACTTCCAATAAGTTTAAAGTCATATTTTAATATACAACTTTTATTTTATAAAACAAAGGATGATTATTTCAACCAGTCGTTTGGTATAGTTTTGTCTGCGAATACAAATCCATGTTTAATACACCAATCTGCGTAACTTGTTTTGGATCCTTTTCTAATCTTTCCTTTAGAATTTTGGAACACAAATCGAATGTCTAACTCGGGATGTTGCTTTTTTATTAAAATATGTTTTGATCTGTCTGCTGTTACAAATCTTCCTTTAGTTTCTATAAAGATTCCATTAGGTAGCTTGAAATCAGGTGTATAGTTGTGCTCAGATTGTGGTATGGTATAGCTAATTTTATGTTTTTCATACTCCCCATCAATACCTTGTTGGACAAGTAACTCATTAATGTCGCTCTCAAATCCAGATCTCCAGCCGTTTATTAGTGCTGCTTGTCTTTTTCCAAATCTCGATCTTTTCATAACTTTTTTGTTTTTATCTATCGTATCGAACTATAAATGTAGTATCCATGTTGCTTGGCATTTGTATTGCTGTGTTTAGTTTTCCAACTACTAACAACTCTCCTAGGTCATTATATAAACCTATAGTTGTAACGTATGGTCTAAAGTCAGGATTTTGTATGAATGGTTTAAATACAAATTGATTTTGTAATGGATCATATTCTTGTAAAGTTCTATTATAGCTTAAATTAAGCTCACCTGGATTAATTGTGCATGAGATTTCATTTTCCCACACTGTGTGTGTACCCCTACACTCTACTGCATTTATTGTAAGTGTTCTTGCTGGTATTGATCCTAAAACCATCATGCCATGGCTGTAAAAAGCGTTGCCTAAATACACATTACCAACACCTAACGTATGGTATAGTATTTTCATATCATTTGCAGACACGATACTGTTGTAGATTTTTAAATTATCTATTGTACCATTAAACCCTTGTGTGTTTCCTAAAGAATTACCTACAATCAAGCTTGATAGATTAGAAGTGTGCTTGTCTTGTATTGTTGTAGTTCCTGTGTCGGTTGAACTTGTTGTTAAGCTGTTTACATACAACGATACTAATGATCCTGTTTTAGTTGCTACTACATGATATAAAGTGTTTATGCTCATAGACACACTGCTAGTCAGTGCAAAACTACCATGTCCTCCTCCACTTATTTCAAATAATACTTTGTTACTTCCAGTAGTGTATGACAATCTATATGGAAATTTGTTTGGAGTTGTTTGTGTGAATGTGTTACCATTAAGATCTATTTGTAGTTGATTACCTGGTCCTTCTTTTGTTAACAGTATAGAGCCTGATGGGTGTGTAGGTTTTTGTGTTGGTAGCACCATCATACTAATTGTATAATCTCCATTTTCAAAACTATAATGTTTATTATAGTTTGCACTACCACTTGATGTTATTACTAAACTTGAGCTGTTTGATGCAGTAAAGTGCATTTTAGCTCCTAATAAATCTATGTCTGATGTTTGTGGTGCTGTGCTTCCTGTTGTCGTGTTAATTATTACACTATTGTATGTTGTGGTCATTGGCCATACTCCACGATTTGTTTTACTTGTAAAGGTTGTTGCACCAATATCAGTGTATTTGTATAACTCATCAAGCGGCCATTCTCCTACAGTTGCTTTTTCAACGGATGAAGAATAGTTTGTATAAGCTCCACCAATATACTCACCGTAAACTGATAAGTAACTGCTTCCAGATACTTTTAAATTTCCAAGTTCATCATCTATAATTGTCCATGACCCGCTTCTATTTGCTACAGAGCTTGTTGTATAACTTCCGCTACTAGCTGCATAAGACCAACTTACTGACACCATAACTGAACCTGGTAGTATTTGTTGACCAAATTTAGATTGAGGCATGCTTATTACTTGTGCTTTATCTTCTAATAATCTAAATTGTGTTTCTATGTTTCCACCACCATAAGAAGCTTTGTTGTTTGTTAGATAGTATTTATAATATATACGATCAATTGATGCATGTACAATTCTTTTAAATTTACCATTAATTGTAGTAGGTTCGTTGGCTTCAAAAACAAGATTTCCTTGATCAAAAGTGTCTTTTAAAGGATCTGCGTCTAAATAATTTGATAATGGATTGTAATCTGCTTGGTAGATAGAATATACTGATCCACTTCCACCACTTCCAATAGTGTCTGACCATAACTTGTAAGTGCGGAAAGGTGTAATCCGTATGTCAGCTTTATCTAAACTTTTAAAAACTCCAGCCATTTTATATAAATATCTTGTAAAAAGGAAACCCTCCTAATATAGAGGGTCTATCAATAGATACTATCCAAAGAAAGGTTCCATTTTAATAATCTAATTTTACTTTTATAAGTGCTTCACGATTATATGATTTTAATAATGGTTTACTTAGTTTAGCAACTGCCACTAGTTCATTTGCATTATTATACATACCAATAGTAGTAATATATACGCTTGGATTGTTTAACATACTAGCATGCTTAAGCACACCATTACTTCCAGTTGTAAATGTTGGATTATTTGAAAAATTATTATCCATATTTTTAATACGAATAAAATAATGTGTTGATGTTATTTTTTCTTCACTTCTAGCTGCAAAATAATTAGAACCTGACAAAGCCAAAGACATTGTTACATGATTACGTGCTTGTACAGCTGATGCTGAATTATATGGATGACCTAAATTACTTCTCAATAAACCAGCATGAAATACAAAAATACCTTGATCTGGATAAAATAAACCGTATTGAGTGTTTGATTGTGTTACGCCACCTGATCCACTATAAATACCAAATACACGACCAGCTGCTCCAACTTGTGGATTTTCACCTGCACCACTGTCATCAATAAATGTACTATACTTAGCACTGCTACCTGTCATATTTACTCCACTACCACTTCCTAATCTTAATTCCCAATTGCCTGGATCAACTTTTTGACGAAAGCGAGCTCTTGCAACATTAATTACAAGTATTTCACTTGAATCCTCAGTACCAAATGTAAAAATACGATCTGCAGGATCTAACAAAGTATTAACATATTGTGAGTATATTGCACGTGATGGTGTGTCATTTGCATTATTACCAACTGTATTAGCATCGCCTACCGAACCACTACCCTGTCTATGACCATATGCAACTGCAATTTGTATTGCAGCGGTTGCATCTGATTGTGGGTTTTTGTGATATATGTTTGTAAGATAATCACCTGACTGAGACATCTGTGCTGATGAGGTAAACCATCCTATACCAGAAGCGTAAGAGCTTGTCCATGGATTCATATCTTGTGACCATATTGGTTGAGAGACTATTTGTAAATCTGGTCCAGAAACGTCGTCTGTTGTATTGATTGTTTGATATATGCCAAGTGCCATATGTGTGTTATTTTAAATGTTTGTTTTTATATAAATTTTTTATTTAGGTAGTTGATGAGCCTAGACCGCCAATAGGTAATTGTACTGTAATTGGTATTGTAATAAATCCACCAGTTTCGTTTCCTATGATGGTTAATGTTGCATATCTTGTTATTACTGATGTAAGTGCACCTTGTGTTCCACTTGCAGGTACTGGTGTTACTGTAAATATCGTTCCTTGTCTAGTTTCGCTAATACCCATAGAACCACCACCAGCGTCATTTGCAAAGGCTCCAGCTGTTACATTAGTACTAGCTATGTCGCTAGTTAATGTTACAACTGTATTGTCACTTGAAATGGCTGTATAGGTTTGTACTGATTGGCCGCTTAAGGTTGTTGGTGTTACGTTAGCTGAAGCTGCAGAGGTAAATAATAGTGTTGTAGGTTGTACAGACAATTGTGGTATATATTGTGTGTTTCTTGGTAAAGTCACAAGCTTGGATCGCAACATTTGTGTTTCATCTGGTAGTGCTTCTAATATGGGCATGTTTTCAATAACTGCTCCGTAATAATTTGTACCTAGTGTGTGTGCTGGATTCCATAAATCGTAGTCGATTTCGTCGTCACTTAAAGCAAACTTTGAAATGCCTAATACACCACCAGCTGCCAATAATTGGCGGCCTTTGTTTGTTAATATTGCGTCTACAGTAACGCTTGAATTATCTAAATATCCCATTGCTTATTTATTTGTTGTTTGTTTATATATAAATATGTTGTGTTTTGTTATTATGTGTAAATATTTTTAAATCAACCTAATACGTCTTGTTGTCCTGCTGCTATACTTGTTTTTGTTACTTGAAAATTACCCTTGTTAGGAGCAGTTTTAACTTTTAGTTGCTGACCTCCACCAACAGTTACTGATACAACAGGTCCATTATCAATAGTATCAGAGCTGTTTGTGTTCCAATCAGCTGATGTAAGTTTACATCCATTATAGCGAGCATTTAACATTCCTTTACTGTTTTGCAAATGAAAGTCTTGTGTTTGTGATCTATAATTTAAAGGTTGTATTTTTAGTGATTTTATATAGGTTTGGTATGCAGTTTGACCAGCAGTGTACACTCTTAGTCCTAACCAAGGACCAGTTGCTAGTGTTGTAAACGTATATGTTGTGTCGGTATTTGTTGGTACCATTGATCCAGTTAATATACAATCTAAATCACCAAAATGCAACTCTATTTTACCACTTGTTCCAGAAGCACGAGTATCACCAACAACCACTGTTATTGTGTATAAGTGGCCGTGTGTTTTTGGTTCATCTTCTTTGTAATAAAATGCTGGTAGTTTTACTGATCCTGTGTATGCTATTGAGGTTGTTGTGTTTTCAAAAAATAAACCCAAGCTTCCAGTTAATCCCCAAAAAGCACTATTTGTGTATGGTGTGGATTGTAATACATTATTTGCTACTAAGGTTTCTACTTTTAAACCATACTCATTTGTCCAATTATTTTCATATAATGCTGCTGATGCTGTGTATATTGTTTTTGCACTTGCTGATACGGATCCGTAAGTATTTGGATCTGCTATAGATCTTAAATAAAAGATATTATTATTGTATTTTTTATTCTGTACGTTTGTTATGCCACTACCTGCTGAGTCTATTATTACTGGATTAATTGGGTCGTGGTAATCGTATCTACTCGCTGTTACCATGTAAAGTTGTGATAATGCTATGCCGTCTGTTGAGTAAACGTATGTTGTATCATAAGTAGAGGCACCATAATAACTTACAAACGCACTTTGACTAACCATATGAGTCATAAAAACATATTGAGAGCCTCGTACTCTTATATCTCTACCATAGCTAGAAATTCCAAAGTCTATTGTGCCTGCTGGCGTTTGTGACAATCCTGTGTTAGTATAGTCGTTTGCTGTACCTCCTACCGATATTACGTTTAAGGTTTGAGTACCTGTTGCTACTTGTATACTTTCACCTATTAAATTTTTTGCTTCAATTTGAACTGTTCCAACTTCAATATAGCTAGTCTTGCCACCATCACTGTTGGAGCCTGTTACTAATATTATTTCTGGTAGTTTTATTGATGATGTATAGGCAGAACTAAGATCTGTATATGTTATTTGCTTGGTTGGTACTTTGCTTCTATGTAATATTGATGGTTCTATTAGTAAACCAGTTTGTGTATTAGCTCTGTAAGGTACAAACTTTTTAATTAACCTAAATAAAGATGCATCATAGTGTTTTAATAGTCTAATATAGTTTTGTGCACCAGCTTTACTAGTGTATTTTTTTGTGTATTCTCTTTGTAGACTTTCTAAATCAGGATAAGTTTCTTTGCTTAGGTCAGATGGGTTTCCTATAAAGTCATCAATACTAAGACCTCCAAATTGTTCTGCAATGTCTTGATTGATTTCGTTTAATGGTGACAAATAAATACCTAAGCGAGAACTATCGGGTGGATTACTATCCGATCCAGCTCGTTCTGTTTTTACGTTTTTATATAATTGATTGCCACCTATTGCTGTACTAGTTCTGCTTGTTGTGTCAATCCTAATTTTATTACTTACACTTCTATTACCACCTAAATCTGGCCACTCAAGTGAATGTATTTCTATGACAGGATTAAAATAAGATCCTGAAAAATTATAGAAAGAACCACTTAATCCAGCTATTGTTTGATCTGGATGTTGTGAGCCTATGCTACTAGTAGTTGCTAAGTTTATTTTTTTGTTATCAGTTCCTAAACACAATCTAAATCCTAAACTATAAAAGCTTGATGTGCTTCCTGTGTGAGTGTCTGTTAAATTTCCTTGAAAGCTTGTAGGTGCTAATGCATGATTGTCTAATATGGCATCTTGTAGTGGTGTTGTCCAATACTTTAATTCTTGAACACTTCCCGATAAAATGTTCATTGACTGTGATGTGGCTGCTAAAAATGAGCCAGATCCTGGAATCCATAAACTTCCTGTACTTGTGTATGATGTGTTGTAAGAGCTGCTAGTAGATCCATCAATGTATAGTGAAGCTGATACTGTGGATGTTACTTTTAAATAGTTTACTCTTTTTACAATTAAAGTATAGGTTTGGTTGGTACTACTGCTATCGCTTGCTACTGATCTTTCTAATGCAATGTGATGAAATACATTTTCATATATTGAAGAGCTAACACTTGCTGTTGCGTATCCTTGAGAACCACTTAGAAAGAATCCTATGTAGTTATTACTTGCGCTTTGGAAGGCTTTGACTTGCCATTTATTTGGTACCTCAAATATTGTTTGTGTTTTAGTTTGGTTTTGAGCCATTTTAACTCGCAACTCAACTGTTGATGGCATTGTATTGTTTGCTGTCAATGGTTTCCAAGGTGCTTCTATTAGTTGAGCAACTTGTCCAGATGTTTTTCCATTATATCCTACAGTAGTTGAATAAAAAAACCTTTCATATACGTTGTCTGTTTTGGATTCAAACGTTGGTTCTGCTCCACCGTATTCACGAATTCGTAAAATGGTTTGTGGAATTCCAAAGCAATTTATTAATGCTCTAAGACCTCTTTCAGTACCTTTTGTTTTTAATAAGTACGGTAAATTATTAATGATTCGCTTCCAAATTTCTTTTGTCTTGTCTTCGTTAGTTATGTTATAGGTTGATTGATATGATCCTGATGTATTTGTGCCTAATGTGTAGCTCCAAAGTTCATCAAAACTAGCACCGTTTTCAAAATCTAAACCTAAATTCTTAGCAACATGATATATTAACTCTTTGCTAAAACCATCTGCTATTCCTTCTTTTCTATCGTGTGTTTGGTTTATTTGCTTTATATATGGAAATAGTGCGTCAAAATAATGACCAATCATGTTTACAAATAACAGATATTGACTATTTGATGCATCTTCTGCTATGTGTAGTGGTATTGTTTTATATAGTGCGTTTTCGTTATTTTGATCATATAAACTTGCTGACATCATAATGCCGTCAAACCAATCATCTACTTGTGATGAGCTGACAGAGTAGTTTATGTAAGGTTCTGTGCTATTCTGTTTTGGCCATGTTGATGTGTAGAATTCACCATAGCTACTAGATTCATAACTGCTAGATACATTTAGTAAATATCTTTCATAACTGTCCATAGTGCCCATCAGTGCAGCTCTTTTTCCTTTTGCTTCTGTAACGTTTGTTTGAAAATATAAACTACTTGTAGCACTGCTACTTGGTAGTCCAATTAAATTAGTAGTTAAACTCTGTATTCTATTGTCATAACTTTCTAATAAAGTCATTTTATATTTAAAACTTAGTAGTTTTTCTCCTGCGGATCCAAAATGTATATGGTTTGCAAACGATCTATAATCTATATTTAATGGTATTCCTTGTAGTTTTGAACCACTTAATAAACTATTTACTAGAGCTTCTGATGTGTTTGTGTTTTCTGATAGTATGTTGTTCCAATCTTTATAATCAGTTCTTGATAATAATCTCTCTTTTGTTAGTATATCAAAATTAGGTCCTGCAATGGCTCTAGTAATGTTTGGTATTGGAGGAGGTATTAGTGTGATTGTGTCGGTTGTGCTTTCATTGACTTGTTGAGCTAACCACATTTCTGTGTCATTTTCAATCTCTGTTGGTGCTGGTGATGTTAGTTTGAAAATAATACTGTATGGAGTTCTTCTAAAGGTTACACTGTCTTGAACATAATCATAAACTTTTAGTGTTGTTGTTGCGTTTACATGTAAGAATAGATTTACAAGTGTTTCTTGTTTTGGTAATAAAAAAAAGCCACTTGCAAAATGTTGGAAGTAGTTTTGGTTTGCAGGTGTGTCTGTATCTGGTGCTACTGGTAATACTCTTATTTCCAAACGGTTTGCACTAATCTCTTGTACTATTAGTTTATTTCCATTTCCAGATCCTAATAAGTTTCTATGGTATTTGTATACTAATTTATACTTACCAGAAATATATCCTAGACTGCTTAAATCTAATTCAGGGGATAGTCTTATTTTATTTGGAAGTATTGTAGTGTAGTTGGCTTCATATTTTGTTTCTATGTAGTTGTTATTTACATTATATACATCTAGTACTAAGCTATCGTTTGGTAAAGAGGTTGAGGAGCTTGTGTAGTATCCAAATCGAGGTATCGATAGTGGTTGTGAGGTGGGTGTAATGGAGTCGGTAAGTGGAGCGGTTATACTAAATGCGTTTGGTGTGCTTGCGTCTAAATTGTTTGCACTAGGTGTATTTGCACTAGGTGTATTTGCACTAGGTGTATTTGCACTAGGTGGTATTGTGTAGTCTGCCATTACTTTAATATAAATATACACTAATAGTGTATTTAATACTTTTGATATCTATAATTTAGTAGCCTGTGTTGTTGCTCGTATTGTTGCTTGTATTGCTTGGTAGTGTCGTTGTTGGGTTACTTGGCGATGGGTTGCTTGGTAATGATGGACTTGGTGCTGGTTCTGATGTTGTGGTTGATGAGATTGGATATAAATACTCGTGTGGTTCTGCTGTGTGCCTTTTTCCAACCATCAGTCCTTTGTCCTTATGTATATGATAATATCCTACGTAATCATCAGTTGTAGATGTTTTGTATTCGCCACCTGAAGTATATAAATTAATTGCCAGTTCTTCTGGCTGTGGTGGTTCAGGTGGTATAGTGACACTACCTACTTTAATCTGCTCAGCTGTATTAAATGCTTGTTCTATGTTGTATTTTTGTTTTTCTAATCCTAATACTGTGTATTGTGTTGGTGGTATACTATAGCTTGGATATTTATCTACTTTTTCAACATTGTTTGCTGATATCATATACTTAATGCTCGTTATACCACATCTTGGATTACCGTACTTAGTTGTTCTTATACTATTGCTGTTACGCTGTCCAAACTCATTACTGTATATTTCATCTTTTGTCCAACCTTTTAATGCAGGATTTGTGTCATTTATCTGATCAGAGGTGTGTTCAAATATTATTTTAATTTGCACTGATCGTGCTGTTTTTGGTATGATTGCTGTTAGTCCTACTCCAAACATGGCAGCTGCTCCTAAATCATATACTGCATTGTTTGAGTATGTTCTGTGTATAGGACTATTTTTTTTATTAAAGGTAGTGTTGTTTGGTGGATATGCCCCTCCATAAGTAGCAAAATCATAATTATTCATTAAAAAATTTGCATTTTTATCTGATACTTTATTGCTAATCCAGTCTTCAGTAAAGTTAATTCGTTGGTCTTTAAATTTTTGGTAAGGTCCTTGTATAAGCTGTGTTGTATCTAGCGTTGATGAATTCACTGTGTCGTATATAGTTGTCGCTGCATCGTCCTCTGAGGTAGCAAGACTATTAATTCCTTTTTGTAAAACACCACTACCAATTCCTTGATTTACTCTATCCGATATTCCTCCTAAGAACCTCATACGAGTATATTGCTGACCAAATACTGTAATGAATGCATCTCCACCTACCATATACATTCCATTGTTTTGTAGTGATACGTTTTGTAGTTGTGGTTGTTTATATTTTTGAGGTATTTGATCTACTGCTGATTGTGATGTGTTGTAGAAATTAGTGTCTGTGTTTAGACATTGGTATATTGGATACAATGTTAATGGAAAGAATGCTTTTTCTTTAATTGCCCATACGTCTTGTTCATTTGGTCCATTTATAGTTTCTGTTTTTATTGCAACATTTTGTGCATTATAATATGTCAGCTCTATTCTTGTCTTATCATACACTTTTGGTTGTATTTCTATGTCTGTAAATCTTTTTATACGATATTGCTTTTTTTCTTGTGCTGCTCTGTAATAAGCTGATTCTACATTTCGTAACCAATTAATCTTCACTAACTCTGTATAGCTGTTATACAACACTCTTGTTATAGCAATATATTTTTCATATAGTAAATTCCACATTTGTAACATTACTGGTGCTATAACGTCTCTACCGTGTGTAGCTGCGTCTGAACCTCCATCGTCATTTATGTGATACCAATTTGTCCATTTATTGTCTTTATAATTTGTTTTAATTATATCTTTTTTTATAGCAAAACGACTATTTGCGTTATTTCTTACATAGTTACCAATTTCTTGTAGATCAAATGCAAATTCTGCACCTAGTACAGCTTTTACATCACCACTTTGTAAGTAATCTTTTGCCTCATCAAAAACAACTCTTAGTAGATACCAATTTTGATATAAATCGTCAGCTGCTAATACACCCAAATCGTGAGCATCTTTAAATGAACTTTCATTTACAGTAGATCCTATTAATTTGTTTATTGCACCAAATAAAACTCTAGTTGGTGCTAAAAATCCAGTAAGTATTGCTTGTGCTACAGCTCCTGCTCTTGCAGATCCTGAGGCTGATGAGTCAAACGCTCTTCCAGGTGCTACTAATTTTAAAAGGTCTGCTGTAAGCCACTTTTCTTTATGGTACTCCGGTGTAATGCCATTTGCAATTTGTGTGCTTGTATCATTAATACACCAAGTAGCTGATGGTGTTGATATAGGGCCTACATACTTACGTCGTGATACATATTCTGGATTGGGGACGGTTTTGGGGTATGGTCTACCCGTGTCATTAAATTTAATTATTATTTTAGTAGCACTCCCTCCTTCTGTCACATACTGAGGAGTTGCATTATTGTTTGGAAAAACGCCTTGTTTGATTATTGGTATGCCAAAAGTATTAGGTTGGTCGGGTGGTACTAAAAGGTAGGTGTTTGATCCTAATGTTAAAGTTGATTCTGTACTTGTGTTGGGATTGTAATTTGAGAAAGATTTGTTTGGTGCTGCGTTGGGATCTAAAAATCTTGTATAAAAAGCCTGTCTTATTTTTTTTAATTCTTCTATTTGTGCATTTAAGCTTGTTTGGGAGTATAAGTTTGATGGAGATATTGATGCTAACACCTCACTATATTTACTTCCTGTCCCATTAGTGCTTGAATTCTTATTATGGTATTTGTAAGTTCCATTACTATCCGATCCCGAAACACCATAATATATATTCCAATCTAATGAAGGATCACTTCTCCACTCTTCATTAAACTCGTATTTATAGGCTTCATAATCAGCCACATAGTAGTTAGTTGTTGTTGGTTCTGTTTTACCCTCTTCTTGAAATTTTATTTTATAATCTGTTATACCAGCTCCAACATATGCAAAAAACTGTCCTGTTGCATGTGTTATACCATAAGCATTTCCATCAATAATGTCTGCTATATCGGTTAAGTCTACTGTTTGTGTTAAACTAGTTTCAGCTTTTCCACCTTTATTTAAAAATTTTATTTTATCTCTTGTAAAATAAAAAGGAGATGGTGCATCACTATACTCTTGTGTTAATCCAACAATTTTATAAGTATCGTTTTTATTGTATTTATCCATCCAAGCCAATCCAGGAAAAAAGCCTGCTGTGGTATTGTAATCGTTTGTGTTGTAGTCTTCGTTTGGTATTATTTGTGGTATAGAGCCTCCTTCTGAATACCATCTTTCATGCTCATTTAGTGCAATTCCAGCTGACAATCCTTTTATATAAGGTTTACCAAAAGCTTCATTTAAAACATTAGCTACTGCTTTTCTTTTTGTATATAGTCTGTGAAACATGCCATAATGATTTCCAATTGAAAATCTAAATTCTGGTAGTATTGGTCCATCTATCTCTGCTATAATTCCACCTATTCTAAAACTGCTAAATTGTGGTTCTATGTTTTTATCAAATTTAGGTGTGTGAAAAGGTAATGTTTTTATGTCTGCATCTGTGGTCCATCCTGTTAGGCCATTTTCACCACTACCATTAATTATGAGATTTTTATATAGTTTTGGATGCTCGTAAGGATCTATTACATCAATTCTAAATGGACTACTTGTTGTTGTACCATATAGATTAGAAACTTCACATATATACTGTCCTGTGGTTTGGTAGTCACTAGTCAGTTGAACAATGTTAGTGCCACGCTTGTTGTTTAAATTGTTTAATTGGCTTATTGGTGCGCCATCTTTTTTCCATACATAAGATATTATATTTGGTATGTTTGGATTACTTGGCAATGAGTTGTCTTGTACTTCAATATTAAACTCTATAACTGTCCCTTGTAACACGCTTACAACAGGCCGATTTGGTTTTATTTGTTGATATTTTATTATGTCTCCTCCAAAGTCTACTGTATTGCTTGCTGCCAGCCAAGTTTTTTGTTTAATAGTAAATATAGGTTGTCTTACTACAAGTGGTGGTATTAAGTCTACTGGTAGTAGATTAAATGGACTACTGCGATTTATGTCGTTTGTCTGGTATGGATTTAGTATTATTGTCTGTATACTCATCTATTATAAATAGGTTGAGTTATTAAATTATGAAAATGTTCCAGGTACCTCCAATGATGTTATGTTTATTGGGCTTTCGTCTTTGAGGTGAGATGGAATTCGATATGCTGACGTAGATACTGTTTGGTTGGCAGTGGTTTGGGTTTCTGTTTGTATTGGTAGAGTTTTTACTAAAACTTGTATTTGTTGTTTTTCTTGTGACGGTGGTATTGTGGTAACATATCTGGTAACTTTGTATGCATATTGTGGGTAGTTCATAAAAAAACCACTTATTATGTTGCCGTTGACATCTTTTGTATATCTACCATCTAGCAATGCTGCTTTTGTTATGTTGTTTAAATCAAGTATTGTTGTGTTTATGTTAGTTGTTGCATCTCCTGTTTCAATCTTAAACGTATCAGTGAGGTCTGTCCAGTGCTTTATGTTAATTTTCCAATTTACTTTTATGGTAGGTGGATTTGGGTTTGACCCACTGGTTGTTGTATTAGATCCTGTTGTTTGTGGAACGGTTGGAAGTGGTGGTGGTGGGTCGTTTAGTGTAGATGGTACAAATGCAGGTGGTATGCTTTCGTTTATAGTTAATGCTATTCTTGTATTATAGTCGTTTAATTCTGCATTCTCACTGTATATCGGCATTAAGCTAAGGTTAAGTCCTGTTACCATTCCACGTGGATCTTGAGCACGTCTTAGTAGTGTTGTAAAGTCTTTATTTTCATTGCCACGTAGGTTTTGCAAAAGATTAAGTATAGTGTCGTTATCAACAAGTTTCCACACTGTTTGTTTAGCATATTTTTGATAATAACGAAATTCAAATGTATCTTCTGACAAAGCTTCTATAGCTTCTTTCCATCTTTCGTTTACTAGATTGTCTACATCCGTTGTTTCAAAATTTAATGTAATTCTTATTTTTGTTGTTTTGTCGTTTAGTTGGCTAATTATTGCCTTATTAAACTGTATGTGTTGACCATATGTATATCTTTCTTTTTGATCTGGTATTATTTGATCGGCTGCTCGTAGTATTGCATCACTTCTATCACCTGATGATGGATTAGGTCCTGTGTAATATCTTACACCTGTGTTATTAGCTTCTACTGTATTATACCATGGATCATAAAGCTTTATTAATTCTTTTGATGTGTTTGTTGTTTCAGGCCATGGATCATTTTCTGTGGAGTTTGCACCTTGTTGATGTGATTTGTTTAAATCTTGTGTTGTACTAGGTAGCCTATTTTCATTATCATACTCTTCTACAGTTACATAAACTTTTTCCCATAACAATCCAGGACCAGCATAATTAAAATTTTCTGCACTTATTCTTGCGTATACGTTTCCTGGCCAGTAGTTTGAAATGTCAGTTCGATTATTACTTTGCAACATTGTGTCAGTTGGTATGTAGTTTGATATTGCATTACCTATATAACAACTAAAGAATGCTCTGACACCTGTTATGCCGTACACACCACCTCTTATGTGAGCTTGTAGATCTATTAGATCTATGTCTTGGTATGCCTTAACTGTTAGCAAGCCGTCGTTACTAATGTACTTAAATCGTGTTCGTGTAAAATAGTGTGGTGTTTTTTGACCAGTCACAGTACTTGTATAGCTGTCTATTAGTGGGCTGTAGTCTAGTTGATATGGTCTTGGATGCATCATATCAACTGTGTAACCAAACTGATCTACATTGGTTGGTATTTTAAATTCTACCGATTTTTCTGCTGTTATAAAAGGCTTTGTTGTTAGTTCGTCGTTTGTACTTTCCCAATCCTCAGTACCAAGATCTCCGTTTGGATTTTTAATAATATTTCTAAAGTAAAATCCATCTTCATTCACATTAACTACTTCTATTGTACACTCGTCACTACTTGTTGTTCCAGAATCGTTTGTTGCATCACAACTGTAAGTTCCTGCGTGGGTTGGTTGTATATTGTTAAATGTTAGGGTGTTGTTTGTTATTGTTATGTTTCCATCAAGTGATGTAAGTGTGCTCGTCTCAATTTCTTCACCATCTTTAAACCAAATATAGGTTATGCCAACTAGTGGTGGTATAACTGTTGGTATTCCATTTTCAATATTTAATGCATCTGGTTGTTCTGCTGTTACCGATAACGAAAAGGTTGTGTCTTTTAATACTTTAATAGTTCTGTCACTTGTTTGATATAGTCTTGGAGGTGCTGTTATGTTCTCAATAAAGTTAAATGGATCTTTGTATTTTGGTGGGTATGGAATTGTTGGTGGGGTTGTGTTGTCGGTTATGGATGTAGTAAATTTTGGTGTATTGTTTGTATCAATTGGTAGTATGCTATATAGTGTTTGGTTTTCATCAACAATAGATTGATTATAAGGCAGCATGCTGCTTGTAACCGCTGTTACTATGTTGTCTCCAAGATCACCTACTAACGATCCATCCCTATTTCTCATTATCCACGAGTAACTTTAAAAATATAATTATTGTCGTATATTTGGTATGCTGAGCTTGATCCTGAGTTAGGAACTTTGAATAATAATTTGTAGTATCTTTCTGGTTGAAAACTATCT